AAACCGAAAAAACTATAAACATCAAGCCCGTTACGTGCGTATGCCTAATAAGAACTACGTTAAAGGAAGGCGAAAAGAGTACAAGATATGCGACAGATTGAAGACATTTGGCTTCGATATTGTGCAACGAACAGCTGGTTCTCACTCCCCGATAGACGTTATAGCGATTGATAAGAAGAGAAAGATCATTATGTTAATACAATCTAAGCCTGACAACTATGATGATAGTAAGGTTCTCAAGTTATATAAAAAACATGGGTGGCTAACAGACACATTCAAGGTGTGTTTTCATGTAGAATGAAGTTAGACAAATGGCAACAAGACTTTCTAAACGCGAAAGGAGACAAGATACTGTGCACAGGCAGGCAAGTTGGCAAGTCAGTAGTGTGCAGTATAGACGCTGCGAAATACGCTATAAGCAACCCAAACAGCAAGCCGATAGTTATGATAGCTCCGACAGAAAGACAGGCATTTGCTCTATTTGATAAGACATTACAATACCTATTAGATAAGTACCCTCGAGCAGTAGTGACTAAGGGGTTGAAGAGACCGACTAAGACGAGGATATTATTAAGATCTGGAGTTGAGATCTATTGCTTACCAGTGGGATCATCTGGTTTGGGAATTCGGTTTCTAACTATTGGAAGACTATATGTTGACGAGGCAAGCCGAATGCCCGAAGAGGTTTGGGCAGCTATCACTCCCGCGCTCTTAACAACAGGGGGCGACACCATCTTGTTGTCTACGCCCTTTGGAGCGCAGGGAGAGTTCTACCGAGTGTGGATTAACTCAGATGACGCTTACAACAGCTTCAGCAGGTTCAGTGTTGATAGTGAGCAAGTTATGAGAGACAGACCGATCTCTCTCTCGTGGTCTGAACTTCAGAGAGATCGCTCACTTATGGTATTGGAGAGAGCTAAGAAACGTATGTCTAAACACCAGTACGCTCAAGAGTATTTAGGTGAGTTCGTAGAAGACTTACACAGATGGTTTAGTGACGAACTCATAGCACAGACTTGTACACTTAAGAGACCAGAAGTTATTAATAAGAAGTTTCAGTATTACTTAGGGTGTGATATTGCGAGAATGGGAGAAGATGAGGGTACTATGGAAGTTATACAGAAGATAGATAACGACCACTTAATACATGTTGAGAACATCGTAACTCGGAAACAGCTAACTACTGAAACTGAGGAGCGGATTATCAATATAGATAGGCATTACGACTTTGTTAAGATATTCATAGACGCAGGTGCAGGCTCTTTAGGTGTTAGTGTCTTTGACCACTTGCTAAAGATAGATCAGACTAAGCGTAAGGTTGTAGCTATTAACAACGCGAGGCGGAGAATTGATAAAGATGGGCACGAACTTAAACTTATGAAAACTGACTTATATGATAACCTAAGAGCTCTAATGGAGCAGAACAAAATCAAGCTCTTAGATGATGAAGATGTCAGAGACAGTTTAAGGTCTATTCAATATGAGTATATTATGAAAGAGGGCGAGCTCTCCACACTTCGGATCTTCGGCAACTACTCTCATATTGTTGAGGGGCTGATTAGAGCTGCTTGGTGTGTACAATACAAAGATATAAATATATGGATTGACACTATAAAAGTATGAAATTGGGTGATACTTACACTACGACGGAGAAGATAGCAGCTGACACAGGCAACACTGAGAGTAAGAAAATCACTCTCTCCACTGACACTTATGCTTTGGGAGAGATTTTAGAAAAGATCTTATATAAACTGGAGAAGTTGAGATAATGGGAACATTCTGTACTTCTGGCGCTTGTCTATTAAAGAGTGGGGCTGACGTAAGTACTGCGTTCGAAGAAGGCTCGGGGTTTCAAAATCCAGATATAGACACAGCAGACGAGATGTGGGAACTGCTTATAGGTCAAGCAGAGAGCTTTATCAACGCTGTGACGAGGATTAACTATACAGATACTTATACAACTTTAAACGCAGATGTTAAGAAGATCTTAGAGGACGCGTGTTCTTCTTACGCAGCAGTTAGCGCTATTGCTTATGATACCAAGAGTTACAGAGCACGGGCAGACGCTCAGACACTTATGGACGCTAACTGGGCTCGTTTTCAGGAATGTATTAACTTATTAAAAGACAAGAAGCAGACAGACTTCATAGATGGTGCATAATGGCTGAATTAATACCTATCAACTTCAGAAGTTCAGGAGACGCAGCAGTTATAAGTTACAACTATACAGATGTTGCTGATGGTACTGGGATTATAGTCTACTATCCAGCTAAGGGTACTGACACAAATATACTCACTACTCAGACAATTCCCTCAAACACTACTCTAACAGAGGGAGACGTGAGCGACACTAACAACGTTTTCACTAAAGCCATAGACCTTGATTTTGATGTGCAGTTCAACCAGCAACAGACTATTACTGGTACTGCTCTATTTAGTGTTACTCACGCCATTTCTACTAATACAAACGGAAAGACAGGGAGCGCTTATGTTATTATTAAAGTTAGAAAGTGGGACGGGACTACTGAGACAGATATATCTAACAACCAGAGTGATACTATCACTAACGCAGGTACTGGAGCATGGACAGACGCGACTAATGAGACCGAACTTGTTGAAGTTGAGTTAACTGAGACCTTATTCAAGGCTGGAGAGACATTAAGGATAACAGTAGAGGGGTGGGGTAAGACAGGAGACGCAGCTACGGCAGCTTGGATAGGTGTGGGACACGATCCAGCTAACAGAGACGGAAGCGACGACAGCCCGACGCATGAATTATTCATTACTGGAGACAGGACTATTTTAGAAGCTCATATTCCCTTTAAATTAGATTTATAACATGGCTGAAACAGATATAGGCAAAAGTACGACAACAAACCTCACTAATAAGGTTGATGACTTTAGTGTAACCCAGAAAGCTCTTGATTACGCAGGTTCAGGACAATCTGAGACCTATTGGTACTTCAGCGACGCTGCTAAGAACTTTGGCTATTATAAGGAAATTCCAGAACTTAGAACTGCTATTAACATCTTAGCTACATGGACGGCGGGTAAGGGGTGGAGTGCGGAGAGTGATCTAACACAAATACAATTAGACCAATTAGACGGGTGGGGAGAAGACACATTTCAGAGCATTATGGAGAACTTACTTATAGTTAAGAAGATAGTAGGAGACAGTTTTGCTGAAATTGTAAGAAACCAAGACACAGGTACTCTTATTAACCTTAAACCGATCTCTCCAGAGCGTATGCGTCTCGTAATTGATAGAAATGGGCGTATTAAGAGGTATGATGTTATGATAAGTACTGATAATTGGAAGCCTATGAAGCGAGAGGACATATTACATCTCTCAAACGATAGAATAGGAGACGAAATACACGGAAACAGTGTTATTGATAGCTGTAAGTGGGTTATAGACGCTCTAAACGAGGCGATGAATGATGAACGGAAAATCAAGCACAGGGAGCTCGCTTTGGGCGTCTTATATGTTGATACAGATGATACTACTAAGATAAACAAGATAAAAGACCAATATGCAGAAGCTATTAATAAAGGAGAAGTGCTTGTATTACCTAAGGATACTGCTGAGCTACAAGACGCAAGAGTAGCTCCACGAGAGCGTTTAGCATGGATACAGTACCTTCAGAACTTCTTTTATATTGCTGTGGGCGTACCTCGTATTATGGCTACTTCTGAGGGGTTCACTGAAGCAGGTGGGAAGGTGGGCTTCCTAACTTTTGAGCCTGTATATACACGTGAACAGACACTATTAGAGGGTGACTTATGGGCACAAGTTGCAGTTAAGGTTAAATTCGAAAGACCACCATCTTTAGCTGGTACTCTTCAGGAAGATGAGGAGAAGAACACAGGTCAAGTCGGGTTTCAGCCACAAGACACTGAGGCGTCTATAACAAGAGAATAATGGTATTAACAGAAAGTCAGAGACGGAGAAGAGAGAAAGCCAAGGCAGAGGGTAATCAAGCTCTTGTTAACACTCTTGACAGAATAGAACAGAGGAGAACACGGGAGAAAGAAACCAGACAGAGAGCTGCTGCGAGAGGAGATACTGGTGCTCCGACAAGAGCT